AAAGATTTTTCTGAAGGTCAAAGATTTGCAGAGTGGTTAGGTTTAGAAAAAGAAGGTTTGATGAGAAAATGGGGATTTGATGGCTCAGACCAATATATGTATGCGAGGATATTTTAATGGGATTTTTAGCACCAGCAGCACCTTATATAGTTGGCGGATCAGCATTGCTTGGTATGCAACAAGCTGGAGCTATAGGTAAATTTAATCAATCTGTTGATAATCGTAATGCTTTAGTTAAAGAGCAAGAAAAAACAATACTTGATGATAAATTAAATATTGATTTAGCAAAATTTTACAAAGCATTTGAAAAACTTGAAGGTAGCACAAATGTAGCTCTTGCTAAATCTGGTGTTGATCTTTCATCTGGCACAGCATCAAACATTAAACTTTCAAATTTATATGAAAGAGAATTAGAAACTCAAATGATGAAATATAATACTGAAATAGGAAAAGCTAGAAAAGATGAAGAAGCAAATTTTGCTAGAATAAAAAGTCAAATGGCTAGAATGAGTTCAAAAATGGAACAGTTTAGAATTGCAAGTTCTGTTGGTTCAAGTTTATTAACAATGACAGGATAATTATGAGAAATTATAAATCAGAATATAAAAACTACCACTCTAAATCAAAACAAAAAAAAAATAGAGCTAGTAGAAATGGTGCAAGAAGAATTATGAAAAAAAAACTTGGTAACAGTATATTGGGTAAAGATATAGATCATAAAGATAGAAACCCTAGAAACAATAGTAGAAGTAATTTAAGAGTAAGATCTAAATCTTCTAACAGATCAAGGAACAGATAATGCCAAAAATACCTACATTTATATCTCAACAACAAATGACAACAGAATCTTCTAGTGTTGTATCTAATTTAAAAATATCTCCATCTAACAATATATTTACTGCAACACAACCTTTGCAAAAATATTTAGTTAATGAATATGTTAAAGAAAAAAAATTAGAAGCTGATAATAAAGCAACATTAATACTTGCTGATTTATATGTTAATCAAGATAATGGTACTAAAGGATTATATACAATACAAAGTGAAACAGGAGCAAATGGTAATCCCGGTGATGCTTCTAATTCTTTTGACAATGGTGTTAATAAATTATGGGAGTATGCACAAACAAATAAAGTTGGAGAGTTAGATAATTTTACTAAAAAAGCATTAGAAAAAAAATTTTATGCTACTGCAGGTATATTTAAAACAAAAGCATTATTAGATTCAAGAAATACACAGTTTCAAGATACTAAAAAAATAACAGATGATTTTGTTATGAAAGATGCTTTAGCATTAAAATTAAATGGAATTAGTTATTTAGAAGTTTATAAAACAAATGTTCTTTCAAGAATAGAACAAGACACTACATTAGATGATTCTGGTGTTAAAAAACAACAAGCAGAATTATATTTAAAATTTGGAGAAAATACTTTAGGAGCTTCTCTTGCAGTTTCTCAACCAGAATTTTTAAAAGCAAATATTAGTAAATTAACAAGTTTATCAGTTGAAGAAAAACAAAAATTACTTAATGCTGCAGATGGTCAAATATTAGAAAACAATAAACAGTTATTTACTTTTTCTTTAAACTTAAATGAAGATAGCACAACATCACAACTTGTAGATAATTATCAAGAAATTGTTGATGGTACATTTAATGGTAATATAGATTTAATTAAACAATGGCAAAAATTACCTAAAGCTGACAAAGCTGCAATTATAGATTTTGCTAGAACTAAAAGAAGAACAAATACATCAGAAATAAATAATAGACAAGCAGCATTTTTAAATGAAAATAAACAAAAAGCTGTAAATGATTATAGTAAATTATTTAATAATTCAGATTTTTTAGAAACTATTGATTTGTTAAAAATAAATGAAGTATTTGGCAATCCTACTAATGCTTATGAGTTAGATGCTAAAAATCAAATAACTGAATTATCTACTAAAGTTGGACAAGAAGAATTTAATAATGTTAATGAATATTATAAAAATTTTAAAATACAAAAAAAAATATTATCTGGAGAAGTAAAAGATCATATAACTAAATTTACATTACCCGGTGAAACAGAAGCTAAAAGTATTACAGAAAGAGTTGGAGAAGGAATATCAAAAGCTGAATTTGGATTTTATTTAAACTATTTATTACCTAACACAAATAACCCAAATTTTATGAATAATAATAATAAGTTATTTAAATTAATAGAAACATTACAACCATCTATTGAAGGAGAAAGTTCATTAAAATATATTGATACAACAACAGATAATAGATTAAATAATTTTCAATCTCAAATGATATTAAGGTTTAATGAAGGTTTAAAAAAAGGAATAAATGCAGATGAGCTTTTAGATAAAACTAGTAAAAATTATATAGGTAAAGGTTTAATACAAATTTATAAATCAAATAAAGATGCTATTACACAAATTATTGCAGAAAAATCTGCTGAAATATCTGGTAATAAAATTGAAATACCTCCTTATAGTAAAGAAAAATATGGATCAGTTGAAAATTATTTAATTTCAAAAGAATATTTAGATTATAAATTTCCGGGTAGAATAGAATTAAGAGAAGATTTATTAGATACTAGCGATATTACTAAAGAAGAATTTGATGCTTTAGGTGGTAAAGAAGAACCAAAATTTTTAGAAGAAGGTATATCTTATAAAGATAGTTATTATGAATATGATAAACAAGGAAATCCACCTAAAAGATTTTTAGAAAGATTACAAAAAGATAGAGAAAATAATAAATAAAATTATGACAGTTATATCTGAACAAATAAAAGACTTAACTGCAGCTGGAGCTTCTTCTACAGAAATAAATACTTGGAGCAAAGGAAAAGTAGAAGATATGATTGGTGCGGGTATACCTGCAGAAAAAATTACAGAAGCATTTGGAGTTATACCTTTTGACAGAAAAAATGAAAAAAATTATTGGAAGTCTATATCTTCAGAAGTAGAAAAAGAAGTAAAAAATTTTCAAGACATTGATTTTTCTAAAATGGAAAGTATTAAAGATATACCCAAAGAAGTTAATGCAGCTGGTGCAATAGAAAAATATTTACTGGGTACTGATGAAAGGTATCAATTTTTACCATATGTAAAAAAAGCACTAGGATCATCTGGTGTTAATAAAATGATTAAATATCATTCAACAGGTGAGTTTGGTTTTGAAGTAGATGTTCCAGAACCAGAAGGTACAGGATTTTTAGAAAAATTAACAGAAGGTGCTGTAGGTTTAGTTGCCGAACTACCAACATTTATTCCGGGTGCAATAGTTGGAGGTTATACAGGAGGACCGGGAGGTGCAGTTGTAGGTGGTGGATTAACTGCAGGTACTATTCAAGGAATGTACACAGAAGCATTAAAAAGAGGTCAAGTTAAAAATTATGCAGAATGGTGGGATATATTTATGGAAGAAGGTTTAAGTGAAGGAGCTAAAACTGCTGCAAAATTATATGCTGCTTACAAACTACCTAGAGCTTTAGGAGTTACTTCTTTTATACCAAAAACATTAGCTCAATCTAGTGCTTATAGTGCAGCTGGTGCTGTATTAGGAGATGGTTTACCTACAGCAGAAGATTTTGCTATTACAACTTTGTTGTTTGCACCTTTTAATGTTAAATCATCAAAACAAAAATTAGAAAATGTATCTACAAAAACAGGTAAAAAACCTGTAAATATTATAGAAGATTTAATACAAGACAGAACAATATGGGAAGATTTAAACTCTACAAATATAAAGATACCGAGAGCATATAGAGATGTTTCTATAAAAGAAAAAGATATTAAATTAGAACCAATAAGTACAAAAGATAAACCTAATAAAATTATTGACGAAACTAGAGCAGAACTAGATAAAAGCATTGCTTACGACACTAAACCAAGAACATTTAGCACAAAAGGTTTTTTAGATGATTTGTTTTATAATTTTTTAGATCAAAACCATGTATATAAAAGAGCTGTAAAACAAGCTGAAAAATTTAATGTAAAATATGAAAAAGAAATTTCTCCTTATGAGAACTTTCAATTATTACATGGTGTCAAAGGTCCAATAGAAAGTTTTATTGAAAAAGGTGCAATAGATTATAAAACAGACAAAATTGTAGGACCAGCATTAAAAGGAATATTTACAAAATATAAAATAAATAGCATAGATTTATATAACGATTTTAAAAGATATTCTATTTCCAAAAGAGCTATTGAAAAAAATAATCAAGGATTTGAAACTGGTGTTCCAATTAAAGCTGCAGAAAAGTTTGTAAAAGAAAATCCTAAATTTGAAGCACCATTTAGAGAGGTTGTTAAAACTTCTGAACTAGCTTTAAAATATTTATATGATGCTGGTGTTATACCTAAAGAAGTTTATCAAGCCGCATTAAAAGCTAACAAAGATTTTGTTCCTTTTTACAGAGATTTTATTGAGGGTTCTGGCAGAGGTAATTTTTCTAAAAATGTTAGAAACCCTTTAAAATTTTTTAAAGGTAGTAAAAGACAAATAGTAGACCCATTTGAAAGTATATATAATAATATATCTACTTACATTACT